TACCAGGTTGTTTACCTGGTCATCCACCTGGTCGTACACCTGGGCGTTTACCTTTCTGCTTACCTGTTCTCGCACCTGGGAATCCACCTGGTCATCCACCTGTCTGCTTACCTGTCCGTGAACCTTGGCGTTTACCTGGTTTCGAACCTGGACGCGAACCTGTCTGCTTACCTGGCCGTGAACCTGGTCGTTTACCTGGTCGTAAACCTGGTCGCTTACCTGGTGGTTTACCTGGTCTTCCACCTGGTCATCCACCTGGTCGCTTACCTGGTCGCCTACCTTGGCTCGAACCTGGTCGTTTACCTGGGCGTACACCTGGTCGTTTACCTTGGCGTTTACCTGTTCATCCACCTGGGCTACCACCTGGGAGCCTACCTGGCCATCCACCTGGTCGGTTACCTGGTCGTTTACCTGGTCGCCTACCTGGGCTCGAACCTGGTCGGTTACCTTGGCGTTTACCTGTTCATCCACCTGGGCTACCACCTGGGCTCGAACCTGGTCGCTTACCAGGTTGTTTACCTGGTCATCCACCTGGTCGTACACCTGGGCGTTTACCTTTCTGCTTACCTGTTCTCGCACCTGGGAATCCACCTGGTCATCCACCTGTCTGCTTACCTGGCCGCGCACCTGGTCATCCACCTGGTCGTACACCTGGGCGCCTACCTGGTCATCCACCTGGTCGTGAACCTGGGCGTTTACCTGGTCGTACACCTGGTCGTGAACCTGGGCGCGAACCTGGGCGCTTACCCCTTGGCGCTTGCCTGACTTAACAAGATTATTGTAAATAGGAATAGCGCACTGAGCGGCTAGTGGGCTGTCTACGAATAGCACAACTGGCTTTTTTAGCTTAGCCAGACTATATATCCATTCAATCCCCTCTTTAGCAACCTTTCGATTGATAGAATCATCTCCTCCCAAGATGTATTTAATCCAGTGCCCGCTAACTTCTTCCATGATTTTTGTTTGTGCGACGGTCAATTTGGTAATCTTATCCATCAATCCAAGACCTCGCGGATTTCGTTATTGAACGGGTTTTCTTCTATCTCTTGCCCCTGCCGGTAGGTTCCCGGTGGAATCGTCAGCGTCCGGTGTTCCGGATGAGAAATCGTCGCGGGTTTGGCGAACACGAAATACCGCTTGTCCCCCGCTTCGAGTACCTGAAACTCACCGTCGCTTTCAACGGTGTGATGATGTCCAGTGACTTCACCTTCCGCGGCTACGAATTTAGTGGATTGGGCAACCACCTTGGCCCCAGCTGGGAGCTTAGCGGTATGAAGCGTGACGTCGCCATGACGAACTGGTTTGGTCATATTGACCTCCTTATTAGTTGTTTTCATTATACTTACTCCTTATAAGCGTTTAGTTCGGGGGGGATCGAAGTCGGGGAATAGAGGTTGGAACTTGGGTCGGCCTTTTTCATCACGCTCAACTTCTGTCCGTTCTATCCGTACAGTCTTACCGGGACTGGGTTCAGAGTTTCGATAATCTACCGTTTGAAACTCATGCAGCATGTAGCTTGCTATCTTCTTATTAGAGTGGAGATGTTCCGTGGTGATGTTAAAGCCCTTTTTACGGGCCTGCATCTTAGCGTCAGGAACGTTGTTAATCCAAGTGTCTATGTGGATGTCGCGGATCGTAGCCTTACCATCATGTTTACGTAGGTAGTCTACGAGGATTTCATATTGAGGTTTCCTACTCATTGTGGCCTCCATTCTGAGTCTATACGTCCGTCATCGTAGAGTTTGAGGACGGCCTTATGTACAGAGCCTTGAGAATAGGGAACCATATCGGTAATGTCGCGTATTGGAGGTGGCCGCCAGTTATCCCTATCCGCGAGTATCTTGTAAACCGCGTCAACCACAGGCTCGCTGACGTAAATCTGTCTTGCGTCGTCCCTTTGGTCTCTCATTCTACTCATTAGAACCCCCTATTACGTTTATCTGACATGGGATGGGTCAAGTAGTGAATACGCTTTGTTAAACGCTTATGGGTCATCTGCGAATTCCATAGGGCTATCAGAAGTGGCGAGGCAATGATGGCTAGAGTAATGAGCGCGCTTAATGCACCGTCTTGTAGTTCGGGATTCACTTTATCTTCTCCATCCGCGGTTGATCCATAGCCCGTATGGGTTTGGTTCTGGCTTGGATAGAGTCCCAGGTATCATCGTCTAAGTTGCCTTGCTCCCGGAGCTTCTTAGCTTTAGCCATGTCAAAGGCGGAGTCTTTGAGGAGGTCGATGAATAGGTCAGTGTCCCCAATGGCGCTAAAAGCGTCTATGGGAGTAATGCCCTCAACCTGGGCATTCACCCACCCAAGACTGTATCCATCCTGTTCGATGGGGTGGCCGCCGTTATCCTCAATAAATTGTTTGAGGTCGCCCTTGATACCGTCGCGTATCTTCTTACCAGCAGCCTCGTATAACTTACCCTTACGGTAGAGCTTGAATAAATCACTCGCCTTACCTGGGTCGTACTTAATAACTTCTCCAGTGGTCTGGTCGATTAAATCACTCATGGATTGGTGGGTTAGTTTCGTGGTAGAAAGCCTGCTCAACGATTTCGAGCTGTTCAACGGACATGTCTTTGCGTGATTCCTTACCAACCAGGTTTTTCATAGCGGTACGCCGGGCGTTTTGCGAATGCCCAATAGCGTCCGAGTGTATCTGGATCTTAGCGTAGAGCTTGGTACGCTTCCCTTGGTCGGGGTCAACTTCTTTAACCGGGGCCTCACCGTCCGATATGGTCAGCCGTAGGGGTACGTCCTGGGTAACAAGGTGAAACGGTAAGACTTCTTCGGCTAGGCTTCGGTCAACGTGGAACTGGATAATAATGTCTCCTGACGTAAGCTCCCGTGAGGCATATTTGTTGACCGAGTTAAGAATAATGTTACTCATCTTTAAGATCCGGTAGATGCTTCTCAAACTCACCGGCAGCCTTGGCGACTTGTTCTACGGTGATTAGCTGTTCTTCCTTACGGTTGGCGATAAGAAGTTCCAAGGCTCGGCCCATCGCCCATTGACGACTAATCCGCTTATCCTTACTACTCCAGTATTCCTTTGAGAGACCATCTTTCTTAGGTTGAGTGCTGCCGCCACCTGAACCGCCGGCCGATCCGTAGTCCTGCTTAAACTTAGGTACTCCATTGGCTTGGAGTTCAATCGACCCCTCTAGCTCATCAGCGACTGCCGGCGCCTTAACGTCGTCACCCTTGAACTTACGGTTAATCTGAATTTGCTGGTCTTGCCCCTGGAACCTGACCAGGAACGTGCGGTATTTACCATAGTTGTTGTCCCAGTCGTCACCTTGGGTAACTTCGGTAACTTCGTATTTCAATTCATCCCCCTAACGCTATGCTCACCAAAGCTTTTAGTTATATTTTTGCATTTGTACGTTGCTTTTAAGTCTGCGTCTAGATAGCCCTTCTTAATAAGTCGATTCACTAGAACATAGGCATACGCCGAACCCTCATACCCCAGTGTTTTGGCTAGTCGTGGGCCAGTAGGTGGGCGATGGTTTCCTTTTTGGTCGTAGTACCAGTTCGAGTAATTCAGCATAAACAGAAGTGCCGTGTACTCGGTGGGGGTAAGCTCTGTTGGGCGAGTCATTCTAATCTCCCCAGGTGGTTAATATAATCTTCTATTGAGAGTCGTGCTTCCCACTCCGTAAGGGCGTGGATACGTTTTAACTGCTTGATATGTTTCTTGCGCTCTGATCGCTGGCCTTCTCGGAAAGCCGAGCTAGTAGCTCGCGTGCCTGCTTTAAGTGTTCCCTCTAGTGGATTCATTCCTTGGCCTCTTAGTTTATATAATTCCATTACCACGCCCCGCCGTAGCCACCGCCGTCGAGTTATTACAGCCTAGTACCAGTCAAATCAGCGTCAGTCAGCCGAGCATTTCTCAAATCAGCGCCAATCATCTGAGCGCCTTCCAAATTAGCATGGGCTAGTCGAGCATTTCTCAAATCAACACCATCCATCCGAGCGCCTTCCAAATCAGAACGAGTCAGGTCAGCGTCAGTCAGCCGAGCGCCTCCCAAATCAGCATGGACTAGCCGAGTACCGGTCAAATCAGCTTTGTACAAATTAGCACCTTCCAGCCGGGCACCGTACAAATTAGCACCTTCCAGCTGAGCGCCAGTCATCCGAGCATCGACCAGCCAAGCGCCAGTCAAATTAGCTTCAGGCAGCCAAGCGAAGGCCAGTCGAGCATTTCTCAAATCAGCGCCATCTAGGTCAATGCCCTTAGCCACTGCCAGCTCTACTGTATCTTTAAGGGTGTTGCCTACTGACGAGTGTTCGAATAGCAGCCTTCCACCGAGTGTCTTGATCTGGACTTTGTTAGCTTTTTCAGACATTGTTTTCTCCTTTGGCGTTAATTTATTAATTGTTCTACTCATACTTCCGTCCTATCTAGGGGCTTATTGATACAAAGCGTTCTTTTCATATTCACAAATACCCTCAACAAATTCTTCTACAACGCTTTTGGCTAAGGTTAAATCTACGCCAAGGTTTTCTACTTTTAGTAGGGCCTCTATAGTCGCGTCAAATATCTGGTCATTCCTGGTGGTCATTTCGCGCCTCTATGAAAGTCTTCAAAGTCGGTAGTGTCAGTGGAATTGAGGAACTGAGTCAGGTCGGACTGACGCTCCCCTGGATTTTCTTGGAAGTCACAACTTTGAGATGTACATAGCCGAGAGAGGGGACTACGTACATATCGAAGTAGTGATTCGCATTTAGGGCAGGCTTGTTTCGGATTCATGCCAACATCATACGCTATAGAATACCTATAGTCAACCACTATAAAGTAGCTCTACTTACGACCTATTTCGTATCGCTTGTTTCCTGAAATCTCGTAGAGGTTCTTACCCTTAGACATACAAAAAGACGCCATAAAGTACGGTCCCTTAGCGCCCCGGTAGCCACGTTCCTTCAACGCGCTGAATAGCTTGTCTAGGCTCATGGTAGCTTTAGATCCCTCGATTTGGTAGGTACTCATTTTAAATGTTTCGGGTGGCCGCCCTGAGCTGGAGGCGCAGTGGTGCCTAGAGGGGGGTGTGCCGTTGCCGGTTTCCGTGTTCCGTTTTGTGTCGGGAAAACCTAGTGACCGTTGTAGGAGGTTGCCGTCTCGCGTCCTCACTCGTTCTTCCAAGCCGCCGTCACTTTTACAACATCGCTGACTTGAATCGTGGTTTCTGCCTTGAGCTGTATGGCTTGCGGAAACCTAGCCGGAGTCAATTTTATACTGTTCGATACAGTCCACAGTGTCCGGTTCGGGTTGCGGCGGGGTTAAATACCCGATAACACAAAAGCCACCTCCTAAGAAGTGACTTGAGTGATGATATACCGAATTGTGTCCGGCAAATTGCTGGATTTTGTTTGGTATATCATATCCAAAGATTACCACCCTAAGATTTTTTTGCAAGGTCTAGGAACTTCTCTTTGTATTTCTGCTCAATCTCCTGAAGAGTCGGAACGTCCCACGTCCCAGAACGGTACTTGTTGGCTTTGATTCTATCCACCGTTTCTTGACCGTAGGATCCTAACATGAACCGCTCGTAGGGGACCCAGTTCCCCTTTTTATAGATATTGCATTGCATGCATTGGAGATGGACACCTTCTTCGTCGAATAAAAGATACCGGCTTCTGTCGGGTACGAAGTGCCCAGCGGTGCTTTTGTTAAATGGGATTCTAGCCGGACAGCTTACACAGACGCCCTCGTCTGAAGTTCTGGTCGTTCTTAGACAATCCCTTAACCTGATGTACTGAGAGAATTGCTTCCAGGCTTTGATCTTGGCTGATGAAATGGTATGTTTTTTCTTCTTAGGCACTAGTTAAGCCTCTTTTCTGGTTAATTTGACAGTTTGGGTTTTGGGTGTATATTCGCTGTGTCCCAATGTCGTAGCATTTTTGCCACACATATAGACGCTATCACCACAATCTTAACGCAATTCACCGTAGCCATCGGGATTCTATCTGGTGGCGCGCATTTTGACTATGCCACCTCGCCCGTTAATAAGGCGTTCATTCCGACCCCAACCCCTGCTATTGTAGATCCTGTAATTTCTAAGCCCACTCCTGCGAAAGCCCGGACGGTTTCTGGTTGTTCCCTGGAGTACATCAAATCTAAGGAATCCGGGGGACGCTACACAGCAACAAACAAGTCGGGCAGTTCGGCGTCAGGGGCGTACCAATACCTTGACTCGACGTGGAACGGCTATGGAGGTTACAAGCGAGCTAAAGACGCTCCTCCTTCAGTCCAAGATCAGCGCGCCGCTTCTGACCACGCCGCAGGCAAACAATCACAATGGTCGGTATGCAAATAAAAAAGCACCTTAGGCAGCCCCTCACGGTAAGCCACTTGCTAACCATTGTGTTCACGTTGGTTATTGTTTTAATCGCCCTCTTAGTAATGGGAGCCTCGCCTTTCAAGAAGCCTACCTATGTCGCCTACGCCGCATCCTTATCCCCTGCTCCAATTTCCTCACAAGCCCCTCAGCCTATCGTTAAAACTACCGTTATCCCGTACGCGCCACCCACGCCTATAAACGTCCCTGCGGCCGCCTCACAGCCTCAGACAAGAGGCTCTGCAAGCTCTTCTGCTGGGGGTCTTGTTGGTTCTATTGGGTACGCCAAAGCCGGAGGGAATTGCGTAAACCAGATAAACCCTCGCCCAAATGGCAATCCGATTACCTGGCCGGCCAGAAGTCAAACCCCGACTATTGGATCGGCTGCGCTATTCTCGTACAACCACACAGGTCGAGTCGTGGGGATCTGGAGTAACGGAGATGTGGAAGTAGCTCATGAAAATTACAAAGGTAGCCAGACTAGGTTCCCACGGTCAGCGCTTAGAGGGTTCTGGTAAATTAGTAAGTGGGTTGTGAGGCCGCCTTACTTCCGCGCCGGACCTTCCACCTCCCGTTCTTTTGATAGTCGAGAAGCAGAGAGGCCGGGATCTTCTCGATGCGTGAGCCCGGGCGCAGTTCCTTCAACGCGCTCACCGCGTCCGGGTCCACGCTGGTGCCGCAAAGGGTGAGTTGCTCGGATTCCGTAAGGCGTCCGACGAGCAGATCAACCGCATCCGTATTTACGAGACCGTCGATAACCGCGAGCCGATGGTTGCCTTTGTGACCGCAGAATGGCGGGTCGTCCTGGTGAACAAAGCGCAGCCGACCCGCTGTGGCTTGCGCGAGCTTTCCATTCGTCGCCCAGTCCGCGAGGACCACCTCGCCCTCGTCGCTCTCGAACATCGACGCTCCGACGTCCACGATGTGGAAGCCGCCGCCGCCCTGCCAGCCCGCCGCTTCAGTGATCCCGCCACCGTCCTTACCGACGACGACCTTCTCCAAGCGAGGGACGACGAACTTGGTCAGGGTCTCCTTGCTCCATTCGATGCCGACCCATTTGCGGTTGAGCTTCTGGGCCACGGCCGCGGTTGTCCCGGAGCCAAGGAAGCAGTCGAGCACTATGTCGCCAGGGTTTGATCCGATCTCGATGATCCGAGCGATGAGTCGTTCCGGCTTAGGAGTGGCGAAGGTACCGCCCTTGAAAAGGTCCTTGATTTCCCGAGCGCTCGTCCGCGTCGAGCCGACCTCTGAGTGGGTCCAGATCGTCTCCGGTGGACGAGTCCGCTCCTCTGGCTCAAAGATGCGGAAATACGGATTCCAGCCCGCTTTGCCTTTGACCCACTCGATCAGGTGGGCGTCGGATTCGACGCGGTCCTTGCCCCACCTCCAGCGGCCATCTCCGCCGCTAGGCAACTTCGGATAGACGAGGCGTCCGTTCGGCGCCTTCATCCCGAAATAAAGGTTCGGCCGCGCTTCTCGGGTTGAACCTGCACCGGCACTGGCTCGAAGCGGCTTGAGGTAGTACTTGCGCCCGTCGTCATCAATCTTGTTGAAGTGGGTCTCTTCCTCGTTGACCTGAAGCCGGTTCAACTCGAACGCCTCCGATGCGCGGTAGACGAGGATGTAGTCGTGTCGAACCGAGAAGTACGAGGCGTCCATGCGAGGGCTGTCCGTCTTCTCCCAGATCACGCTGGCGATGAAATTGTCCCGCCCGAAAAGCTCATCCATGACGGCTTTCAGATAGGCCTGCTCGCTGTCGTCGCAATGGACCCACACTGATCCGTCGGGGGCGAGCAGCTTCTTCACCTGCGCCAGCCGGTCTCGCATCATCGTGAGCCAGACCGAGTGCTCCAGGGCATCGTCGTACTGCAGGAACGATTGCTGGGTGTTGAACGGAGGATCGAGGTAGGCGAGCTTCACCTTGCCTACGTACCTGGACGCGTATGGCTCTAGCTCGGCCAGGCTTGTCAGGCCGTGCAAAGCATCTCCACGAACCAGCACACTTTCGCTGTCGTCTTCCCCAACCGAACCGGCGTCGTGGAGCAGGCGCACCTCGGCGACGCGGTAGTCATGCGGCGGAACCCACTCGTAGCTGCCGTCTTCGTGTGAGACGAGCCGGTCGTCCTTGTTGGTCCACGTCAGCTCAAGCCGACCGGCGTGGCTGCGGGCGACGGTGTTCGGGTTCGGTTTTTCGTCCAGCATAGGCTCCCTACCGCCCAGTCTACGGGCAGGCCACTAAGCGGTCAAGCGATGCCGCGCGAGCCTATCTTACTAACGTACATGGACACGCCCACTTCAGCTAAACACTTTATCTCCCACCATGCAACGTCCGTGGCTTATCCTAACTGGTGTGTGGTGAGGTTCCCCGTCGCGATCCATATCAATCAGCATTAGCCCCTTCGTCCAGTCCAGTTTTACCTTAACCGAGGGGAGATAATCTGCCTTGCGAGAGTCCCCTAACCACCCGATATTCCAGCAGGTATAAGTATCTCGTCTGAGATTCCCAGCGGTGTATAACCCGAATCTATGTGAATGCCCGAATATGATATGCCCAGGGTAGGCTAGTGAAGTCTGCCTACAGGCGTTGACCCCAGCATACCCAAGGTCGTGTACAAAACCTTGTTTGCCGATAGTCGCGACTTCTTGGTAGGGGTAGAACTCCCAGCCTCTTGGTTTTAGTTGTAGAGCAGTCTCTACAGACAAGTAACCATACAGTTCTGGTGCTTTGTCGAAAATATATCTTTGGAGCCTTTGTTCGTGATTGCCCTCGCAGAATATCTTACGCGGAGCGAGATTGTCTATCCGGTCCATGATGGCGTGGATTCTCTCTAGCTCCGCAACGAAGCCCGTGTCCTTATCGGGATTCTTGTCATACCGGCTGATGGAGTAGAAATCTACCAAGTCGCCGATATGAACGAGGACATCAGGCTTGAACCATTTAATAACTTTGATACATAGCTCAACCGATTTTTCATCGTGGAACGGAACGTGGGTGTCCGGCATTACGGCAATTTTCATAATAAAAACACCCGCAAAGCGAGCGCCTCCAGTTAAGGGAAATCCATTTACGTTTCATTTTCTGTTTCCTTGCTTGGATAGTAGCATAAAAAATGCAACCGTTGTTATAACCCGTGAAGGGAAAGGCCGAACGGTTGCAGTGTTTCTGAGGACGATTCACGTGTGAGTGAACCACGATTCAGAAACGAGCCTTTTAGCCCGTGGCGATAGGGAGGGTACCGTAACGGGAATAGGGGTTGAGGAGTCGAACCTCATCTCCGCAGGTACGCGGTGTTCTACCAATTAAACTAAACCCCTGGGATCACACTTCCTTCCCTTTGACCGAGATAGTAGGGAAGAGATCCTGGTGTTCTTCGGGGATGATTCCCCGGAGAGATATAACCTTGCTAGGAGGTATTTGGAACTCCAGAGCTTCTTTCACCCTCTGGAATAGACGGATTGATTCGTCCTCGATTTCTTCGAGTATCTCCTCCTCCAACGCTTGCTGGAGTCCATCTTCGCACGCCGTTTGATACTTGCGTGCAACGGTCTGGTACTCCGTGAGTTTGTCGGAGATGGTAACGCAATGCTCATAACACGCTCCTAGCACTTGTCGTTGTTCGTCGGACAGGGGGTTTTTTTTACTCATCTCAAACCCCCGTAGTGAAAATCACTCCCAGTACCAACCGTCTTATGGCGGTGTACGGACCCGGAGAGTTTTCTTTTGAGGAGGTAGCGAAGGCGCAGGAGATGTGGCAGCGCCGCCATCACCCCCAGGAGCGCTATCGCTCCCAGAACCAATTTGTTTACCATCACACATCACCTCGCAGGTACAATCCAGTTTGAACCAGTAACCACGCGGACAGATTACTCGTTCGGGATCATCAGCCATACCAGCATCACCAACCCAAACGCAACAACGCCCAAGATGTCCATCCTGAGCCTTTCTGTTAAACTGCGCTCCTAATTGTTAGGCAACCTTAGAGTACACCCAAAAGGTTCAGGAGAATAACTAACAGAATGACACCGATCAGTGCTTGAATCATATAGCACGCCCATTCATAGATTGTTCCAGGCGTTTAGGAACGTAGTAGCCCAGCTTAGGGCGCGATCAGGAGCGTTAGCAGACCTGTCCCCTGCCGTCGAGGGTTCTATTGTGGCTCGTTCGCCGTATTCGTTCCAAGAGTATTCAACCAATACATCAAGCGCCCCTCGGTTCGCCATTGCCTTACCTGATTGATTGTTCCACAGCCAGCCAGACTGGCTACCGTCGTAAGACAAGCACGTCGTCACTCCTTGGCACCAGGCCAAATTAGAGAAACTTGGCATAATCGTTAGCATCCGGTTCTTAATCCTGGCAGGCTCAAGTACCCAGTACATCGTATTTGTGCGCGGGTCAGGCTCGACGTTATCGTATTCAATACCGATGATGCCCTGGGCGTTAGGCTGGCTCCGACCACCGTAAACGAAAACGGTAGGAGCTTGGTTCTTCCACCGGAACATAGACGAGCTGAACTCCGCTAAGTCAGCGTAGGTTGATGGTTGCACAACCCCTCCAGTAGGGTTGTCTACTGTAAAACTGACTTTCATGCCGTACTCGTCACGGGCAATCTGGGCCATACGCTTAGCGTGCGCTCGGATAGTTGCACCCTGCCCATATGGCCCAGTGCCTTCCCAGTAGTCGAATATAGGGAAGTCAAACCCTGCGGCCTTAATCTGCGATAACTGGCTGCGCATTCTAGCCTGTTCGGCCGAGTCGTAGATACCACCAACCGGGGTGTCCGGTGTCCACTCTGGGACAATTTGGTTGAACCCTGGGAGCCAGCGGAACCCAGAACCACCGTACCAGTGGTAGACGTGGACACCCACCGGAGCTGGGGTCGTCCAGTTCCAGTAAATACCTACGTCCGGCATCCACGTAACCCCATCAACGACGGGCTGAAAGTATTCATTAAGAGTGCCGGGGTTACTAAGCGCGCGCTTGATGTTGAATGTAAATGTGGCGTTCTGCCCAGGAGCCACGGTAGCCTGATCCATTGCTATACGGTTAGCCGATAGCGTACCATCCAAAAATCCCGAACCACGGTCTAGCGGGTGCGACGTGCCGAGCCTGGTGGGGGTCGGACAATTCTTACACCACGTCGACGTTCCGGTGTTTTTTACAGTCAACGAAGCCGGCTTACCAGGCTTAGGAATCGTCCCGTAACCTGTCTGGGTAACCCATTGGTAAGAGTAGGACGCAGCGTCAACCTTACCTGGGAAAAGAAGTAATGCTCCCAAAAACAAAAGACAATAGATATACTTCATAATTCCTGCTCACTATACGCTACTTGCGTCCAGTCTTGCCAGCCGTGGTGAATTGTTGGGCGGTCTCCCATTTGCTTCTACCGTCAAGCCACTTATATCCTGCGATCACGATAGCGAGTACCACGCTGGCTACATCTACTTCGTTCCAGTCGCTTGAGTTACCAAACTGAACGGTGGCGAATGCGGCGACTGCGGTTAGACCCACAGCTACTCGTGACGGGGATAGGATCGTTTCTTTTACTTTGTTAATTACTGTCATGTATTCTTCACCTCCTTATTGATGTATAATCTGTTCTATTTTGTCTATCTTTTTTTGTGACCCATCGGACAAGTTATTGTATTCCTCGGATTTCAGCAAATCACTCGACATATCAACTAGGGGTTGTTGATAGCGCAGTTTGTAATCTTCTGCCTTAGCCGGGCGTTCAAGTATTTTTAGGAACAGGTCGTTTATCACGTTCTTACGTTCTTCTGAACCCCATACTCCTCGGACGGTTTCTTCGGGCGTCTTCGGCTTCCAGAACTTGTACTGTTCCCCAGTAGGTTCTTTCCCCATGAACCTCCACCAGATACCAGCCACACTCCAGGTGTTGAGGTGGTCTGCTAGTCTGCTAAGTTCGTTATATTGTCGGTCTGAGTATGGCAAGCTTTCCCCTATTTGGTTATGTGGCCTCAGTATAGCAATGATTCGTTCGTTGATATATTGAATGTGCGAGTTGCTCCCGGTGGGGTAATTTTGAGAAAAGTAGAACCCAGGGCGATCATAAATAGCAATATGCCCAAAGTACCCGTTCGACACGTTGGGGGCAAATACCACCACGTCACCACGTGTCTGGGTAGGTACATGAGGCCATTGGTACTGGTTAGCCACGTCCTTGGCATTCCCGTAAAATCTGGGCATCTTGATTTCTTGAGCGTAGAACTGAACCAAGTCCATGCACTGCGCTCCGTAATATCCATCCTTATCCCAAAACTTGTTGTTGTACTTCGCTAGGAACTGATCGTAGGTCACTGTTAGAGTCCTCCAATAATAAACCAACTGTCGGGAATCAATCCCTCGTCCTTGGGTTGTGGGGTGCCAGGTTCTTGGGGTTTAGCTGCCTGGGCAGGCTCCGGTTTAGGAACAGCGTGGTCGTCCCGAGTTTGTGGCTGGCCTGAAAGCCCTTGAGCCTTTTGGAATGAATCTAGTGATTCTTTCTCGCAGTCCTTGATGGCAGCTAAATTATCGAGTTGTGCTGAGCTAGCAAGCTTCAAGCCGCAAATAATATAATTGGTTTGCTCGGCGTGAACGTCCTCGGTTCGTTGGATGTGGGTTTGGGTATCCAGGCGGTGTTCACGGATAGACTTTTCTAAGCTGGACTGGGTACTGTACGCAGGGAAGGCGACTACCATGGTACTAATGACGATGCTAGTTAGCAGGCCGACAATCAGCAGGCGGTTGCGACGTTCGCTGGCAACTAGCCGTTCCAATAGTTCGTCGTGGCGGTCGTTCATTTAACCTCCAGCTGGCCTGGCCTGGTGTAGGGCGGGCTGTAGCATTTATCTATTTCGGCTTGGGTCTTTTCCTGTATCGGAATTGAGGCGGTGCAAAGAGCGGTTTGCAGAATACGCTGGTTTTTAAAGTTTACCTGGCGGTTGGTTAGGATTGAGCTGCTGTTGAAAAAGACTGCCCCTATCAGTACAGACACCATCATCATCAAGGCGACCCAAATAACCCGGCTTATTCTTTCCCGCCTAATAAGTTCGTCTAGTAATTTTTCGTTCATTTCTTTTTACCGTTAATAGCCGGAATCCGGCGTAATAGTTTCTCCATTGCTATCACCTGTCCTGATAGTTCGGCGATGGTTATCTTTTGCTCTGCGATAATTTTCTTGCAAGACTCGTTCCCTACCCGTAAATCGCTGACCTCACCCCGTAGAAACTCAATCGAGCTTTTGGTGTAACTGCCTTTGACGTAGACAATCATCGAGCCGATGAAGGCAGCGACACCAAGGATTGCAACAATGCTGGCGAAGTTAAGTTCCATTGTATGTATGTTTACTTACTCTTTAATGACTTTCCATGCTTTTCAGCTTCGCTCTTTGTCCCATGGAATACATCACACTTCTTCTTGCACTTGGTACAAGTGATCAAAGCCTCGTCTCCCTTATGTTCGACCTTGACTGCAACGATATGGCAAAAGCTAAGGTCTTTCATGTTGCTAACCTCGCCTCTAAAACCATTGGGGAATCAGCCGCACCTGCCAAGGTGAGTGTGAATCCTCCTGAAATATCCGCCCCAGCGTTGTAAGTCTTGGCATTTCCGGCAGATAGCGCAATCGGTTGGGTTTCGGCTTCCACCCTTCCGATGAAACCGTTGGAAGTTGCGGTAGTTCGGGCTACCAAAGTCCCCGATGCAACCGTCCCGTCCCAAACCATAACGTCGGCCGTCCCCGTACCTCCGCTGATCGCAGGCCGTTCGGTGGTGTGGTATCTAACAGATATTCTTCTCGTACCGGCTGGGACATATGGGTTGACTGTCATCCCCGTTATTAAGACCGCGCTTGCACTAGTAGTAACGAAGTTACTCGTACTTGTAGCTATGGCCAATAGCGGGTTGCGCCGTTCTCTTGAGATAAGCCAGTTGGTCCCGGTTGATGTGTACTCTACGAAGTCGTAGATATTAGATATATAGTCGTTGCTTGAGCCGTTAATCGTCTGTGATGAAGTCGTAGAAACGGTCAGGATATTAGAAATGGTATCCGTCTTGTAGAGGGTAATCTTACCGCCTGGGTTCAGGGTAGCGTCCGGCAGGGTGACGGTTATGGCCGCGCTACAGGAAACGTGGTCGTACCCCCATGAAAGAACGGTAGTTGTACTAATGGCGGTTATTCTTGGAGCGAGGGGCAGTCGCGAAGCAACCGGAGTGCGTTTGTCAGTAATGTTGGCCGTTGAGACTGAAGTCGCCCCAGCCGCCACCGCTACCGTTGCTATATCAATGTAGGGGTTTGAGGCGCCCACTGCTGTCTGAACGGTGGCGTTAGATGGGGCAGTTGGGGAGCCAGCAGCCGTACCTGCAACTGCAAGAAACTTCAAGGCTCCCGTGTTATTGGTGACGGACGTGGAGATAGTCGCCAGGTCAATGTAGGCAACCACTCTATCAATGCGTGGGTTTGAGGGGTCAGCTGCCGTAACCGCTATGTTCTTAGCCGCAGACGTAACCTCACCCCAATACCCATAGGCACTTGAGATAGGGATAAAGCCCACCCCTAGAGATATATCAACGGACATATTCGCACCGGCCGCACGCTGAACAGCTCGCCAGGCCGTCAATGATACATTAGTAGCCGATCCAGAAGTGATCGTTGAATACCAGGGAGTAGAATATCCGCTCTCGTCTATTTTCCCGCCTACATAAGCCAATTCTGCCATTTATTTTCCCTCTTTTGGTTTATGGTCTTGGGGTGTGGTTATCGGTGCTTTTGTCTCAGCGGCGGTCAGTGTGCCAATTTGCTGGTTGATAGCCCGAAGCTCAGCCTCGACCTGCTCCTTCATGGAGATTAAGTCATAAGCCCGACCCTTGAGTTGTTCTAGTGTTTGTTCAGCCATCGTGTAGCTCCTTTTTCATTATTAGTATATATCAATTTAGACTTTCAATTCGGTTATTCGAATATATGAGTGAGTAATGGCTCCGTACCACCTAGCCCCGGCAGAGCCGTTGAATGTAGTGGTACTCCCGACGTTCCCCCCAACCCTGACTTTGAACGTCGTAGATGATGTAGTACCTGCGGCCATGGAATGATAAAGCGTTGGATTGACATTGGCGCCTGCGGCTGGGACTGAAACCGCGACGGCTGCTAGAGCGTCAACACCGCTGTCTTGGAAAAGAGCAGTACCCAAGAGGACGGTAGCTATGCTATGAGCGGCAAGAACTCCGACCTCAATAATTAGCTTGTTGGTTGTGCTGGTCGGGGTGATGGCGAGGGTCATATATTCGTTACCCTCGCCGCTTTGAGGAATAGTGTTATCAGCCGGAATGGCGGTGGTTCCGGTTGAAACAGCAGTACTCAAGGTGTCTACCTGTTGGACAATCCCTCCTGCTCCTGGCCCGACGGTGATTGAACTGGCACCGTTGGTGATGGCGATTCCCGTACCTGCGGTCAGGGTGGCTTTTGCTAACGTGTTTCCGGTGGTGTTACCTATTAACAGTTGACCGTTGATGTAGGAGGTTTGACCTGTCCCCCCTTGTGCTACGGTGACTGCCGCGTTGTCGGTCAGAATAGTCGCTGAAGCGTTAGGCAGTGTGAAGGTCTTTTCGGATGTAGCCGGTCCGGACAACTTAGCAAACCCATTACCCGTACCACCGAAGGTAGAGTCGATAATCCCCGTCAGCGCAGCCGACCCATTAAAGTTATTCCCGTAAATGGCACGGGCGGTGGTGAGGGTTGCCGCACTACCCGTCGTGTTCTGGTTTAATGTCGGAAACGTGTTGGTACCCGATGTTAAATCTTTGTTCGAAAGGACCTGGATGTCAGACGTACCGAGAACCGTCCCTGACGGTGCCGTCTTACCAGCCCAGGTGTCTAGGTCAGCGTCCCAAGCCTGCACATTCGTTCCAATCACCAGCCCAAGCGTTGTTCTGACTTGCGCAGGAGTTTGTGAAGCCCAGGCACTTGAAACTGAAACGATGAAGTTGTCAGTGGTAGCGGTCAGTCCGGCGAGAGTGGTGAGGTCTGAATCAAGCGGCTGCCCACCCAGAGCGGTGAGGGCGGATCCGGCACTAGTAGCTCCGGTTCCTCCGTTAGCGACGGCCAGCGTTCCCGCGAGGGTGATAGTCCCTGAAGTGGTTACAGGGCTTCCCGATACCGTTAGCCCTGTAGTCCCTCCAGAGAATCCTATTGATGTGACCGTACCCGTGCCAGCGGCGGTTGGGTCGGACTTTAATTCCCGTAGTTGACGCTTAATTTCTTCAAGGTCATAGATGAGCTTGTTCTCAGTAGTCAGTTTGGAGCGGTTGATTGCCATACTACACCGATAGCGTTAAGGTGGCCGTTTCCAATTCTTCGTCGGAAATGGTCATATTAATCTTTTCGACCCTGTACAGCCCGGATATATCGTGGGGGATTTCCGGATCCTCTAGCCTGACCATCACCCTATCCCCTACCCAGAAGTCGGCGATAGTAACCTCATCGTTCAAGTCAACCGTGATGTCGGGAGTGTTCATCGGGTCTTTTAGGGCTTGGAGCAGGCCGTTGCCGTGGTCGTCAAGAGTACTTGTGTTATCAATCGAGTTGAACTGTCTGATGCGCTGGCGGACGCGGTAGTTTACCTGTGAGGGAGCGTCAGCGACCACCGAAGCCACCAGCGTTCCCGCGCCTTGCGAACCGGAGCCGGTAGTAATCACCCGGTTGGCTATTTCCTGAGCATCGTGGGGAAGCTTATATCCGAGGACGTTCTTACCTAGCTCGAAGACAATCCCCGGCTTGTTTGAGCCTTGCCGCGCGACGGCGTGGAACACCTTGTCGTAGGTGAAGTAGATGTCGGTAGACGTGCTTTGGAGTTCCGTCATCTGGACTAGTATGTCCTTAACGTTCTTGCCGATTTCATACGTCCTGTCCTTAGCGCCAATAGTTTCTAAGGTGCCTTGGGTGACACCGAACGTGCAATCACCGGCAGTTGGCAGGGCTTCCAGCGCCGAATTGTAGAAGTTAGCAGATGCGGTTTGAGTTTCGTTGATTACCGTCCAGAGAATCGTCGAAGCCTCGACTGCGGTAAATATCTTTTGCTTCTCGTAGAAGCGGTCTTTGAACAGGCTAAGGAATCCGTCAGCATGTACCGAAACCGTCTTGTTTTCTCCGCTGCCGGTAGTCTCGATGTAGGTGATCTTACCGCCGGTTAGGTAGGTTGACCCACGCTTCACCCTGACTTCGTTGATCCCAGGTGCCAGTATCGCCGCTCCAGTGGTGTTGTTAGTAAGCGCGAAGTCGGATAACACCTTGGCGTCAACCTCGAAACTGACCTTACCAGCAGCGTTGCGTTCAACCTCGAACTTACGGCTGGTGGCAATGCCGGTCAGGTCGGCCACTAAACCGCCGTTGCGGTTCACAATCTCTAGAGTATACACCGCCACTAAATGCCTCCATACGCGTTTTGCCAAGCAATCGTCATTGTGCCGGTGTCAGAGGTCGAGCCGGTGTTGATGCGTATCGTGCTACTCCCCGCTCCTAGTGCCCACCACTCGCTACCCGTCACCAGGCTGGTTAGCATACTAGTAGTGCCGTTTTTAACCGCCGTGCGGTTCTTCATGTCAATAACAATAGTGTCGCTTACCGTAGTCGTGGTGGTGAGTTGGAAATACTCACCCGTGGTGACATTAGCAATGATCGGGTTGGTGAGGAGTCCGGTTAGGGTAATCAGCGGGGAGGCATCGACGTTACCAGAGTTAGTGACAAAAACCGTTCCCGTGTTCTGGGTGGTGAACGTAATCGGGAAGACTAATGGGAAGACCGCTCCACCACCACCTGGGACCGCGATGCCGGAGTTAGAATTCGTCGTGGCTGAATAAATCGTCGGGTCGTAGCAGGTGAACTGTGCCTGAACGGTAAAATATGGGAAGTGCGGCCAGCTAATCTCTGGCGGTTCAGGGACGCAGTTGACCTGGTACTGCGTGCCGTTGATGGTCAGTAAGAGCGGGCCTTCACCGTCCTCTTTTTGCAGGGCGCTAATAATAGCTTTGCGTTGGGTGAAGTAGTCGCTCTCTGAGGTAGTGTAGACTAAAAACTCCATAGTTATCTGTCTTTTGCGCTGCAAGGCACGGACAAACTTCGATCCCCTGACTCCCGCCAACGTGGATTCGGCAGTGGCGTAGGACGGGGTACTCAGGCCGTCCAGTTTACCCGTCCGGGCGACCTCGAAGCTATAACCTCCGTAAGAGGCTTGGGTAAATAAGGTGGTCGCGGGAGCGGCCATTAGGCTACCCCCTTAAGCTGCTGGCCTAACTTGAACTGTGAACGGTTGGCGGCCATGTCTATATCGGCCTCTGTGAGTTGCTTGGCGTTGATGACGACTGACGCGCCACTGGCTGCGCCTACTCCGTCCACCCCGGTACCGGGCATAAGGCTTGGTGACGCTATCGAAGCCAAGGCGTTATTTATTCCCCCCGCTCCTTGCATAATCCCTTGGGCGATACCTTGTGCAATCGGTCTACCCACTTCCCTAGCAAATAGCTTAGAGGGCGAATGGGCACCAAGGATGTGCTTGGCGAAACTAACCGCGTCCCCAATCGCTCCCTTGATGGCATCCTTGATCTCCCCAGCCGCTCCACTAATGGCCTTTGCAATGCCACGGATAATGTCCCCGCCAATCCCCACGAAAGACTCGATGAATCCTCTGGCGGTTTTGACCGCATCGTCGAAAGCTCGACTGACGATTCCAACGATCTGCTGAATACCACGCCAGATGCCCAGGACAGCAGATACGCCACCGCTTACCGCTCCGACGATGAATCCTATACCTGCTGACACAATGGATTTAATGCCGCCCCACACATTCGACAGGAAGCTGGCAATCGAACCCCAGATACTTGACCATACGTTATTTAAAAACGTAATGGCGGCAATCACTGCCGTCACCACGGCGACCACTACGGCAACTACTGCCAATATTGCCACCACGAACGCGAGAATAAAGCCAACTAATATAATCCCGAACAGTATCGCGAGCTGTTGCAATAAAGGCAGGAACGGTTGTATGCTCGCCCAGAACTGCTGGAAGACTGGGATAACCAGCGAGGTTACTATCGACCACAGCTGCGAAAGCCCTTGAACCAACATGTCCACCGCCGGTTTAACTGTAGTCCAAATAGCGGTGGCGATTGGGGTCATGAACGCCACAAAACTCTTAAAGGCTTCACTGAGCAGCTGGAACTTGACCTCTAGGAATATCAGGCCAGCGATCAGCCCTACCACGAGGGCGATGATTAACCCAGCTATCCCTAATTTCGCTAGGTTCATCGCCGGAGCGAGCTGTTTAAGGTTCGCCAGGAACATAATTAACCCGCCCGATGCCCCAACCACCGGACCACCGAACGCCAAGAAGGACGCGGCGGTAGTCTGCACGGCTGGGTCGGCGTTATGAAGCAGGCTCAGGACACCCGTCAACTTGTCTTGAAAGCCTGTTAGTACGGGAGAAGTCAGCGAACCGACCTGTAACTTCAGCGCGTTAGTCGACTGCACCAAGTTACGCTGGCTCTGGATGAAAGAATCTATTTTCCCTACCACCCCAGGAGTCAAAGCAAGACCTAGATCACGGGCTTTCTGAGCCTGTTCAGCCATGCCCTGGCTCCCTTGGTTGAGGATTGAGATAATGTCTTTACCTGACCGCCCGAACAGCTCCATAGCAATTGCCGTCTTTTCCGGGCCATCTGGCATCGTCTTAAACTTTTCGGCTACTTGGCCAAGGACATTATCGAAAGGCAGGAGGTTACCCCCTGCGTCCTTAACGGAAATACCGAACGCCCCTAGTTTCGTAGCGGCAGGTTCGGCAGCGCCGGCAGTCTCCCGTATCTGCCTAGAGAAACGCCCGAACAACAAGCTGGCATCGTCGGCTGAAACCCCAGCCCTGGCGACTGCCGTAACCAGCAAGCTTGCGGATTCTACAGATATGCCGGTTTCACGGGCAATCTTCTTCGACCCTAAAACGTAGTCTCTGGCGAAATCTGTCGACTGTTTCGCAAACAGGGTCACCCCAGCACCTAGACCAAGCAAGGCGACCCCAGCAATCTTCGCGCCACCCGCGAAAGCCTCCCCTAAGTTGTCACCAGCATCCTTGGCTTTGTTCCCGGCCTGTGACATCTGGGCGTCAAAGTTTCCTTCTTCGACATCCAGTTGCCAGACTATCCTACCGCCGCTGACCTCAGCCATCTTGTGCCACCTTCTTGTATTGGTTAGCTATCTTACGCACGCCACTACCCTTCTTAGTGTGGGGGGCGGCGGTGATGTTAGTCAGTTGCAAGAACTCAGCGGCCTTTTCCTGTTGGGCTACTTGGAGCATTCTCAGGACTTGGTGATAGGGAAGCGCCCTAGCATCTTGGAGGGTGTATTGCGAGTAGTAGTAGCACAACTGGTAGAGCGAGCGACTTATTTGGTCTCCCACCGGCGGCTTAGGTATGGGCTTGGCCCGTACGTGCTTCTCTACTTGTTCTTCTTCAGCCATTTATTTACCTACTTGTTTGGGAACATCTAAGGATAATTCGGCCTGGATCATGTTCTGGAAGTTTCTTAGTACGGGCGTCGAGGCATCGTCTAGCGATGTGTCAATGCCAGGAGCCTTCTCATCGCCTGGAGTAATCAAGGAGTTAATCAGCTTAGACATCTCGCTAGATACTTTCTCGGCATCGTTACTGGCCAACTCAAAAGCCCCGGTGTCTCCGGCGTCCTGTGATCGCTGAGCCTTACCCGCTTCGGCCATTACCTTTTGGCCTAGTTCGGCCATTTTCCTTCGCTCTTCTCCATTAGGGTACTTCATCTTGTACGTAAAACCGCCAAGTTCAAACTCGAAGAACTCGGCGACGTTTTCGTTAAGTTTATAGCTGGTCATGCCAGTCTCCATTCTTAATTAGTTGCTTATGAAATTGTAGTCACGGCACCGCTGTCATACAGCTGACCGATAGTGGTTCCTTCTCCTCGGAATTGAACCATGACTTTCCGGGCTGCGGCTCCGTCGAACTCGACCCCATCAATGCGGGTGGTTCCGTCTGGGATACGGAGAACGTGGCTTGCGCCCGTCTCATCACATGAGGTGATGGTAAGGTGCTTCAGGTTTCCTAGGGAGACACACCCACCTGGGAGGACATCAATCGCTCCCTGGGCATCGGTGACGGTTTCACCCGTTGAGAGGCTTGCTCCGTTCGCCACGAAATGCTGCGGGAGCAGTATCGCAAGCGAGCTTACGTCGTTTGCTAGTAGGGTTAGCGTTGCAACTACATTACCTGACGTGTCGTACATATACTTGTTTCCCTGGATAGTATCGTAGTCGTCATTATCCTGTGACCATTCGACATCGAGTTCCTCGATATCTGAAATTGTGCTGTTCCCATATTTTACGGCATGGGGTCCTTTTACTCTGGCCATTGTTGGCTTCCTTTCTTTATTATTTGCTTCTTGTTAAACACCAGAAGCGGCGTTTGTTAACGATGAGCGGTGGTTATAGCCACCTGTATATACCCGACTGTTCTTTCTTCGTCGTCTATATCGTTGTCGTTGAACGGCCCGAACGTAGTCGGAATCTCCACTACCTCGTACCCACTTAGGACAAGACAGCCAGCCAGCGTCACGGTTTCCCTCAGTAATTCCAGGGTGTCGTAGACGTTCTTAGCTGATCTGTGACGGTAGTAACAGCCGATCACATTAGTTTGTTTGGATTTCCCGTCCACGGTGTGGCCGAGGTCGGTTCCTCCTTCTGCTTTCAACCACCAGATAGAGTCTGGCGAGTCTGTTCCGGAAGGCGCTCTATGAATCTTTATTTGTCCCGATGTCGTTACCGACTGAGCTATAAGCCAGTCTCGAAATGCCTCGGTGATATTAGCGGCCGGCATTACAATCCACCAAAGTATTTATGCCCTGATTCGGCCACTTGTTCCGCAGATTCCTCCGCGAAGTGCGACTGACCGCCTGAGGGACGGTTCCTAATGGGGTGTGACCCATCCGAACGTGATCCACGTTCCTGGTACTGGGCATACGATACGTCCCAAGATACTTTCCCTTGGAGTCCTAGAACTTGCTCTGTGCCTCGGTTGGCGAGGTCACCCGTCTTGAATGGGGTCTTTGGCCTACTGAGAACTTTCATGTCCTTAGCGGCGTTACGTAAGCCAACGGAGGCTCTGAGCTTTATCTGAGCGCTCGCAACAGGCGTATTATCCTGAACCTGTACACTCATGAAATCGCTCCTGCCGTGAAGTCTGTCACCTTGGCCAAATCGCACTCGACGTGGCGCACTTGGTTCTGTAAGAGGGTGTCCCTCACAGGAAACGCCTCAGTTATCTTGAAGAACTGCTGCGTCGCAACTCCTCCTAAGACATTAACCTTAGCCAGCTTCCCCTCTAAGCGGTAGCCCTCTGAAGTCAGTGCGTCCACATCCGGCGGTAGGTACAAGCGCGAGCTTGACACTATCGCATCTTGGGAATCACTGTGCGTCTTTGAGATTACCTGTTCAAAGGACGCCCGTATCTCCACTCCCGCATCCAGGGACTTGTCGCCGTACCCGTCCTCGGTTACGTCGTAGAGCGTAACCGTGTCAGGGAAGTTCATGCGTTTCACGTCGTCCTCTTGCGTGTAGCTAGACCGTTCGGCCCAGCGTATTCCGCTAGAGCGGGGTAGCGCTCGGTAAGGCTCCTTGGTTCCCGTTTCGTGTATGAGTGTGATCCGCGCGATTCCGACTGTACGTCATCATCTGGGCCTTGATACACCTTGGCTATTAAATCAGCCCATATCTGCTTGAGTTCGGTTGGGGTCGTGGTATACGCCCAGGTCGCGTCAACCGCTATCTGGAGGTAGTCGTGCTTCTTCCAGCAAGGACTGAGTAAGCACGGCCAATCACAGCTCCGGGCATCGAGGTATCTTGCCACTCGGTTAGTGGTCGCCACATCCCTCGTCCCTTCCCACTTAATCGCCAGCTCCTCGTTGTCTACATCGAACGTGTGGTAGGTGATGTTCTCACGGATGAGCTTAACCTTGTTGATGGCCGTAGCGGGGTCAATATGGATATACCTGTCTGACGGTTTCCAGTCGAAGATACGATACTTCCCAACCACCGCATCGGCGGGGTCTAAATCGGCATCAATATCGGGACAAACGCAGTCATCCTTCGTCTTTCCGGTCTCGTTGTAAAGGTTCGCCCAGGTAGAGGTGTCAAGTGGATAGCCGAGCTGTCGCTCTAATTCTTTTGTAGCTACATCTAGCACGGTTGCAAACCGACTTGTTTCGCTTGTATCGAGCGTGTTGCCCGTCAAGGCTGTATACGTCGCTGCGTCCACTTGACCCTCCTCCTGGTTTAGTTTTTAAGGTTTGTTAGCTAATTACGGCCTCGGCACGGACTCCCTTGATGCGACTCTTATCTTTGATCGCACCACCTCGGAAGATTGAGCCTCGCAAGAGGACTTCGTTCCGGGCGAAAGCTGACTTTACAGTACCGCCTTCTTCGTAGGAGGCTTCCGTTGAAAGGTCATATCGTAGGTTCCCGTTCGTCTTACCGACCCAGTTTTGGGAGTTGACGTAGAAGATGCCGTGGTTCACGGTCACCGTCGCAGGCGCACCTCCGGCTACTGGCCGGACATTTGTAATGCTCGTGTAATTCGTGTCGTCTAAGGTCGGCATCAGGTCGTTAGGCACAACCACAAGGTTCCGTCCCCAGAGGGAACGAGCTGGGTTTCCGTTCACGACTGATTCAGTCAGACCCGATCCCGCCCCTACTTGGTGTAGGAGGTCGTAGATTAGGAAGTGGCTGGCTTCAGTCAACACTAGCGAACCGTTGGCCTGGCTGATCGAAGCGATAGCCGAACGTAGGTTGCTGAACTTCTGAGCGCTAGTCTGAGAACCAGTGTCCCATGAAACCGAGCGGGTAGCGTCTTCTTCCATCGCCTGCTCTAGGCGAGCAATAGGAAGTTGCGCGAAGCGTCGGTCAGCTTCATTCCGGTACATCATGGCAGCGTCCTTAATCAGGTCAACTGCTAGGAACAGGTTAGCCGTGGTGCTAATAGGCGTTACCGCGGCGAGTTCCTGCAAGCGTGAAGTCGTAGTCGTTCCGGTGTACTCATCGACAGGCTTCAGCGTGTCCACACCAACGGTGTCGTCGATACCGTCCACATCGTCGAAGCTAATGTCACCAGAGCGTGTCAACCACTGGAAGTCACGGGAGTTGGTGTTCTGGTAGGTGAAGAATCTCAGCGGTTCTGAGTAGTCTGTTACAAACCCTTCGATTTCCGATTGCATCTCCGGACTGGTTACGAAGTTACCGAAGTCTGACAGGTTGAAGGTGTTTTTGTACACCCCCAGCTTTTTCAGGTCGTTCTGGCTCAGGCTCTTCCACTCTTTCAAGTTGTATTCGTTGACTGCGTTAAGGGTCTTAGCTGCGTCCTTATCGCCCTTCTGCGTGCTGCAAAAGGCTAGTAACTGTTGGCCGGCTCGTTCCCAACCGTCCATCTTGGCGAGCTGTTGCTCGGCCTGTGTCTTACCCTTGACGATAATCGGGGCTGGGCTATCACTCTTGTTGAGCTGCCATTCCGGCTCTTCGGCACCCTCATCAAAAGCTTGCTTGTATTTAGCGAGTTCGCCCTTAATCGGCTTAACGGCGTTCTCCACCATCTTCTTAATGGAGTTCTGGTCTGTCTTACTGTCGTCAGCGTCTTTACTGTCGTCGCTGTCGTCACCGCCATCGTCGGCTGCGGTGTCCCCGTCGGAAACAGTTGTTTCCTCTACTGTGACTTTGACTTCCTCTTTGGATTCGTCTTGTGACTCTTCCTTGGATTCGTCTTTCTGTTCACCGTCTCCGGTGTCTTGATTCTTGATTTTTGTCATAGAATCTCCTTTCTTATTTGTTAAATCTTGTGTTAATAACTTTCGTAGCGAGGATGTGTCCATCCCCTCTCTCTCGTACCGATTCAGAGCGCTAGTTAATACCGTCTCCGCCCTCGCGGATCGGTTGTTTCCCAGTCCGACCTGACTCAGTTCGTAAATCTCATGGTCTTTGTATACCCCGTTCTTGTCTGGTTCCGACCCGCTCGTGCCAATAGAGAAGTTCTTAGACTGCCCATCTACCAACATGTCGTGGTAGAGGCGGCCTAGGGGGTTATTCATGGCGTACTTAATCCCCTCGATGGTGATTCGTCCACCCTTCTTAACCTTTCCAAAGGCGGTACCGATCAATCGCTCGACGGTATACCCTTTCTCTCCTCCGTGGTCAGCAAAAACCTCGCCACTCCACTTGTCTAAACTGGTGTTGGAGTGATCGTAGCGCGTTCCGTTGACCTGTTCTGACTCGTCGGAGATGATCAAACCGTCCTGAAATTGGACGATACCGTCCGCTTCTTCAGAAACAGCATTAGTGTCTACCCTGATGTCAAGGCGATTTGTGACGTTATCCAGATTGTCTTTTGGCATAAAAAGGCACCGATTACATAGCTACATACGGTTCCTCTCGCTATGTTTGGTCGATGCCTAATCTCTGCAGGGAACTCTACCTAGGATTATGGCACATAACCGCTAGTACAACAATCTATTTGCTTAACGTGTGGTGAACCATCTGCTTACAGTTGGACTTAGTACAACGCGCGTGAACCGTGGCCGATCCTGTTCCGTTGATGTTCAGCTCAATAACGGCCAATAAGGATCCGCACGTCTTCAGCTGCTTCTCTCCGTTGTAAGTCTTCATCACTTTAGCCTGGCACCTGACTTCCCTACCGGCGAGCCTTGGCTTTACGTTTACGTTTACTGTCTCTAACACGCTTCTCCTTCCTGGGTACAATTACCTGGGTAACGAACTTTAGGATGGGTATTCTAGTAAAGGCTTTCATCGCTCGATGGTTAGCTCGTATGTGCAAGAACAATTTGGATGAGCCGCCCCTGATTCGACAGGCTCAAAGGTGTTGACCATCTCCCTGGTGACCGTCCCACCCTTTTGCTCAAACTCGGCCTTGATAGAATCCCCAAGGTCAATGAAAGTGTCCCCAAACGGAACCGGATCACGCGAAGCCAGCTCCTCGCAATACGGGCAGGGGTTGGCCGACTGCGTGACCCATTTCTTGTAGGCTTGGCCAGTTAGGTTGTTTTGATCAATGAACTGCTTGTCCGCTTCATACTGCGACAGGTTAACGGCTTTGTAGGATTCGGTACGGGCTATCCGTGTAGCGTTCACCCCTGACAAGTCAGAGAATGAACCTGTCAGGCGGGATACGATAGCATCTCTACTCAACCCTTCTAGCCCGGCTTTCCTTGCCTCACTGAACGTGGCCTTTAAGAACGTATCCATGTGTGACGTGGCCGCCCGCTTCGCTCCCTCCTTAACCGTCTTATTAACCGCCGGCGTCATGCTGAATTCGCTCGGTAGGGAGAACTCAGCGAACCGCAGGCGCGTCGTTTGGCTCCCAAATAAGGAAACTACGGACACTCCGAACGCCGTCAAAGCCAACACGAGGTCACGTTCCAATCTATCCCTATCTGCCTTCTTGATAGATTCGTCAGGATCTAGCTGGTTCTTGAACTCATCAGACAGCTTAGGGATAACGACGGCCAGTATCTGATTCTGGATGTTGGTAATCTGGTTAGCTAGGGAAGTCTCAAATCCCTTAACCACGACCTCTAAGCCGGGAGTGAACGCATTGAGAAAAGTGTTCAAACCTGTGTCATCCTTGGGTGCCTCGTCTTGGGGTGGTGGGGCACCGAGCTGCGTAGGCTGGGGTTGACGCTCCTCGAACGTTAGGTCTTCGTCCAGTTCAAGGTACTTGGTTACCGACTCAGCCTCATACCCAGCCTCAATCAGTATCTTGGCTGTCTCGGCCTTTCGCTTCTCGATGTCGGCTTCTTTAAGTTCAGTCTCCTTATCTATTTTGAGGGGCGAGTCGACGAACATCTCTAGCTTCTTAGCTTGGTACTCAACCGTATAGTTGTTCTTGTAGTCTTGGTTAAGCGGATCAAGAATGTCATCTAGTTGAGGGATGGCGTGGTTCTCGGTAAACAGGTCTTTCTGGGTGCGAGATACATCCCTCGTCGTTCCTGATTCCTCAATCCCTAGTAGGGTCTTAGAGGCTCCCGATACCATGATTAAGGAATCAGTGCTAATCTTGTTGATTTTGTCTAGAGCTAACTTGTCTAGGTCTATTTGCATATCCGTATACGAGATGGCGTTCGGGCCATTGCCATACAAGAAGTCCCCCGTCTCACCACTCTTGATGTCGCTGACAAAGTTGTCAAACTTCTCATCACTCAAGATAACGTCAGTAGTCAGCAATCCCCGTTGACCTATGTTCTTCTTGATCGCCTTACGGGTGTAATCCCTGGCTTGTTTTATGGCAAAGTGGTCATCTTGGGCGGCCTCAACCATCCCAAATCCGGCATCGAGGTTGAATGGGTTAAACGACTTACAGATAATCAGTTGCTCTTTTGGTATCTCACGCCAGGTTGCACCTCTAGTCTCGATGTACTTGTACTCGCTAGGGTCGCTCCCTTTCATAACCCTGCTCAGATTGTAGGGGTTTACAATCTTAAACTCCTGGGGTTCTCCAACTAACTTACCGTTGCTAGTGTGGTTACGAAGTACGTAGATGTAAGCCGTTCCGGTCAAATCAAGGAAGGTACTCAGCGCCCGCCAGAACTGGGTGTTGCTGAATGAAGGAGACTCGTTAATCATATTTAAGTACGGATGCCCGTCAGTCTCTGCTTCCGGATCATCAAACAACCTCGTCTTAGTGTGGTTCTTAGCCAGGTCAGCCACTCGGTTAGCCCGTGTTCGGATGGCGGCGTATAACTGACCGACGTACAGTTCGCGCGGTTGCATCTCTACGACGCTCATGTCCTCGGTACTAACGCGGCCCCGGTTACCGTACCTCAAAAAAGCGCCGGCACCAGACCAGCTGTCCAGATTAATAGCATTGCGGACAATACTATCTACCCGGTTCCAAGTTCTTCCGAATATGTTATTTGTTGTGGCCAATTAAGCCTCTTAGTTTCCCTTAAAGTCTACCACGCTATCCGCGATTCGTTATAGGCGGGGTTAAACCCCTTGCCAACCATGTCACCAATAGCATAGCGTATCCCGTCCATGTGGTGATCGAACACTTTCTCAGGAACGTTTAGGGGGTTGCCGTCACGGTCTAGCTTCCATAGGTAATTGCGTGACTCCTTAATTATATTCACTGAACGCTTGGTAACTTTAATGTTATGGTGTTGCACGGTCTGGATCCCGTAGTTCACCGACCCCGTGCCCTTAACAGCCCCGACCAGGTTAAGCCCGTGTGATTTAATTTCATCAATACTCTTTGGCTCGGCACTATCCGCGACCACTAAGGTGTCGGGGTTTGGTAAGGATTTGAGCTTATCCGCTATCTGGGGGTTGGTCAGCCCGACTCGGTACTCATGCTCATCTAGTAGTATATCCTCGCCCATCCTCCAGACGCTCCCGATAGCAGTAGGGTGATTCGTGTACCCGAAATCCAACCACCGGCGTTCCAACTGCGCCTCGTCGGGAACGCGGTCTATTTGTCCCCACTCCGGATATATCTGCCCTTCCTTAGTCCCAACTTCCCCTAGCCCATAGACCTTCCACCAGTTCGGTTTGTCCTTGCGAGATTCAATAGACTTGATGATTGAGTCTCCTAACGCTTCATTGTCTTTGTAGGTCAGCTTTAAGAAGTCATGGTCCATAGAGGGGATGACGTCGGTATGCGCCCAGAACTCCGATACCGGATTGTAGTCCAGTAGCACGAAGTCTTTTGTGCGAACCTCCAACTGCTCAAATGTTTGTAAGGGGACGTTGTTAGCCTCGTTGATGAATAGCACGTCACGCCGGGGGCCACGTAGCTTAGCCGGGTCATCAGCCCCAAAGAACTCAATGTACGCTCCGGTTTCGAACGTGTAGATACCATCCGTTCGGTTGTACTGTTCCTCGTTGTAATACCTATGCGTCTTCATGATATTCAAGAAGTCGCGCAGGGCTCCACGCTTTAAGTGAGGGAGGGATTCAGAAACTATGGATATAGACTTATTCTTTGTCTGGGCTAGGTTTATCAGGTAGAGGAGAATTGCTATCGTCTTCCCCGCCGCCGTCCCGCCCTGGATTATCCGTATCCGTTTGTTCATCCCCGCTACTTTGTTCAGTGCTTGAGTCTGTTGATACATTCAGTGTTGCCAATATAGGTAAGGGTTTCTCCCCGCCTTCTAGTGTTAGTTTGTCGCCGTAACCTCGCTTAGCCAGGAACTCACGGGCTTGTTGATCACCAGCCATCGCCTGACTTAGAGCCACGTACACTACGGCTTTCCATGCGGATTGGTTGCCGTACTGCTCAATGAACTCTGACTTGTTCTTGAGTCTAATCTTATCCCAGTCAGGTGGGTTCTCGCCTAACTGACGGATGATGGTAGAGAGGGACTTAGAACCTTTAGGTCTACCAGCTCCGGGTGGGGCAGGATCGCCCTTCTTCAGAGGCTTCAGGTTTTGTTCGTTAGCCATTTTTCTCAATTGCCTCTTGTTTTATAGCTGGTGTTCATTAGTACCCACCAGGCTTAGTGTGATGTTTCATGTATGGGATAAATTGCGGGGTGTCGTAGATGAACTTAGGAACAATAGCCTTGATTGACACTCTTTCTTCGAAGTACCGGCACTTAGGGCAGACACATACAAAATCACCATTTGATTTAACCGCGTCGTATTGGTGTTTGGGAAGTGTGTAAAGGCAATTCATGTTTCCCTCTAAACGTATTATACCTTAACCACCTCATGCTCCCACACTCCATTGGTGAGATAGAACCGAGCCTTAACCACATCGACAGTATCAGGGGTGAGTACCTTACCGCTAATCTGGTGGCCACACACCAGGCTTTGATCCACGTAATTCTTGTAGCCTTTAGTCCGGAGGTGCAAGCCGTACCACACATCTGGCCCGACGGGTTCCCTCCATCCATAAGTGGCCTCCTTATATAAGTCCGTCCGGGTGAGGTAGCAGTACATTCCCGCTCCCGACACTTCGGCTATCGGGGTGACGACTTCATTCTTTCCAAGGCTTACGAACTCAGTAGGAAATTGCGTAGAGTCGCACAGCCACGCCCCTAGAATCTTCAACCCCTGCCGGCCGACCTGTACCCCACTGATAAACCCAGGGTTGTCAACCTCGTACCAGTCTTGTAGTAGCTTAACCAACGCGTTTTTAGGCACAACCGTGTCGTCCTCAAATGAAAACACGAACTCCGTATCACCCACCAGCGACTTAGACTGATTCCTGACCTTGGCGATCCTACTCCTAGATTCTGAAATGTTTCCAGGAATGCCGGGGAGTAACGAGTTTTGTATCGTAACCGACGTGAACCGTTCCCGTATCTCGTCCGTGATGAACGAGTCAATTTTCCTATTGTCGACCATGACAACTAGTTTTGCCTTATCGGGAAGCTCCAAACTAAGAAGGTTGCTCTGAACCAGCTCAATAAACTCCGGTCTATTTACAGTAACAACTACGGTGAACATAAATCCTCAAACAGTTCTTCGTACCTTGGTTTAAGGGCATCCCAACTTCTTGCCTGCGCCCATTCGTACGCTTGATCTGAAAGGTCTTTGATAGAACCTTTAGAAAGCTCGGTGATGGTTTGCCCTAACGATTGAGGGCTGGCCGAATAACAGTCCACCGACCCTCTGAGGTTGACCCTTACGTGATGATATGGGCCGGGGATGGTCACGGTAGACGGCTCCCCCGCATAAGGGTCGTGTTCGGTCACGATGACCGGCATCCCCGCCATCGTTGCTTCTTGCAACTGAAGTGATAAACCCCCGTAGCGACGGGGTAAAATAAGCACGTCGCCCTCCTTATATAAATCCCAGTAGTCCTCAACTTCATTCTTGGTCTGGTCAAACACCTTGACTTCGATGGACGTGCCAACAGACCGCATAGACTCTTTCACAATGTCCGTCCCGTTCCGGTCAAGATGTGCCTTAAACCCAGTGATGTGGACGAACTTTCTTGCCTGGGTTATATCACGACGTTTGATCCGGTCAGCCGCCGTAGGAACGGGTATCTCTACGACTTTACCAAATCCAGAGACTCCCTTAATACCCCACTTGGTAGGAGCAAGGAACACGTCAGGCTTTGGAATGTTGGGACGGTTGAAATACTCAAAGAACTCGGCGTTATAAGCCAGGCATGACTTAACCCCTTTCTCCCTCGCCCACCTGAATATCTCCCAGTTAAGTGGGGTTTCTATGACGTATAAAACATCAATCCCGTCTAACAGCCACTTACAGGCTCGCTCGTCAGGTACCCCGTCAACCGTCATTCTCTCGAAACTGTTGAACCATCCCTTATTCGTGACGCGCTTGGCGTTCCGTGAATTATCAGCGTGGAGCTTCGACAAGTCAGTAACCAGGACTTTCTCGACCCCCATATTTCTGGCGAACTCGCCCGACTGGATACCGATACCCGTCAAATGGTTCTGTCCGATGAGTCCGATTCTAACCATTCTTTTCCTTTTGTAGCTTTTCCCACTCGGCCTTAGCCTTGGCTTTGGTCTTTTGCCACGCAGCAATCATAGCTTTCTTGCGTTCCTCACACTCAGAACACTGGCCTGACAGTTTTTCTTTGAGGGTACTCATGTTGGCGCTCCTGGGGGTGGGTCACCGCCGTAATCGTAGATGGGAGGGTACACTGGGTCATTCTGCCGACCATTTAAGTTAGCACTCCTCCTGATCCCATCCTCACCGTCCGGGGGGGCGTATATCGCGGTGCGGAACTTTGCCCATCCCAAGAATCCATCCGTCTCCCAGGAGTGGATGAGAATCCCATACATCACCCATTCAATAAACGTGACTGACTTTTCACCAAAGTATTCTGACAGAATCCACCGATACCATTCCGTTCTGGCAATGTGGGGCCGTTGGGAGTATTGCATAGTGCGAACCACCGGCAAGCCGTTCACTTCAATTGGTGCAGAGTCTACCATCATATGTTTATGGGGTTCCAGTATGGATGCCTCGTGGCTGAATCGTATCAGGTTTAACTCACCAAGCGCCCTGGTGATCCTATCGAAAGGAATGTCCCCGAACAGCGGAGTATCTTGTTCGCAGTACAAAAGGTAAGGGGTGCGCACGTTGTCAATTGTGGCTTTAGCCATTAGTGATTGGTGGGAAAGAGCGTCAAATATCACTGGCAGTATGTTATCTGCTTGGTTAGATTCCCACAGTAAGGCGCGTTTGTAGTCATCGTAATCCCTTCGGCTGTCTTCCTGTTGCGGCCGCAGCCCGTCAACGGTGACTATAATCTCTGCCGCCGGCAGACGTTCTCTAATCGAGGCTATGGTTTCGTTAATCATGTCTGTTGAGGGATGTGACCCGATGGTACTTGATGGGACTAACGCAGTGATGTCAGAGGTTAGGGGCGAAACTTCTGACAAGTAGAATATGTCTGTCTGTAAATGGTTGGCCATTTTTCTCTTGTATCGCTGCCACCACGCGAACACCCTATTCGCGGTGGTCTTCCAGTCAGGTAATAGTTCTTCAATCGTACCCTGTAACGACCCCCAGTCCTCAAGGATAGGGAACGGGGGGGCTTCACCAAATAGGTTCTCCCAAAAACCAGTGGGGTATTTTCTTGGAGGCGAACTATCTACAATGGGGATACACCCCGCTTCTAGTGCCTCGTACAACCGGAACGTATCGGGGGTACATGGCCCAGACGGGCAGAGCGCAAACTTTGCGCTGGCCAACTTTTTGAAATACTGACCGTGGTCGAGTCCTTGGGTGAATCCTTTGGTTGGGATGAACTCACCGCCCGGTATGTCTTGTGCGGCCTCTTGGCATTCCTCTCTGCGTTTATGTCCTAACTGACCAGAGAAGAACCAGTCTAGGGGTTTCTCATCATACTCAGCCCGGTAGTTCTTCAGGAGCCTAGTGTCGGGAGCATATCCGTTAATCAAATACCAGTCGGCTTCTTTGTGCCGATCAGGCATAGGGTGCATAACCCAGGTTTTCATATTGGGATGTTTTAGGCTTTCCCAAGGAAACAGGTTTTGTTCGTCACCAACCAGCACTACCAAAGCCCAGCCGAGCTTAGCTAGTTGCTTGTTTATTACGTTTATATCTTGATCGTGCATCCGCGCGTGCAGCACTACAATCCCCCCGTCTCCCGGCTCCAGCCCACCGACCTCATGATGTTCAAACGTGTATCCGGTAGCTCCGAACTTCCCATCGAATAAATCGTTAAGTACGGTATCGTCAAATTGCCCACGGTTAAGGGTGTTCTTATGCAGTGAAAACCAATAGACGGGTATCAAAGTACCGCCTCTCGTAATCCATCCTTGAAACTGATTGGTGGTTTAAACCCCAAGTTAGTTAGTTTGCTATCCGGCTCTGGGTAGGTCTTGTCATACCCTGGGCGGTCTACCTCCGCGTCCACTTGTTTGTAGTGCAGCTCCTCCCCTAAAAGCTCCGCCACCGCCCGTGCCATTTCCAGGTTGTTCAGCTTCTCCCCTCCGGGGATGTTATACCTTCCATCCCGTATCCCGTTTTCGATTATGAACAAAAGAGCAGCAGCCACGTTAGTCGCATGGTTGTAGTATCTCGAACCGAACTGCCCCCCAGACGTGTGAAGGTAAACGGTGTAGTCTTTTCTAATTTCACTGGCTATCTTCGGCACGAACTTCTCTTTATCCTGCCCCGATCCGATGATGTTGTTCGAGTTTGTGATGACGACAGGGATGCTATACGTCCGCTCATAGGCCATTGCAATTAACTCTTGGGAGGCTTTTGAGGCGGCATAGGGATTGGAGGGATTTAGTTCTGACCCCCCACTATCCCCGAACACCTCATCCGTAGAAAAATGCAACGCTAACTCCGGGGGGTGCTTTCTGGCGTACTCTAAAACTTGTAGCGCAAGAGAAATGTTATTCTCGACAAACGGCACCGGGTCTTGGATGCTGCGCGTGACGTGACTCTCAGAGGCTAGATTTAGGATATAATGAAAGTCGCCTAGACTGGGTATCACTCCCGTCAGGTCAAGGGTGGGTACCTCCACCCTGTCATTTTTTTCTATTCTTAGGGGATTCCCCTTATGCCGGAATGAACAAGGACATACAAACGTCCAGTCAGTTTTTTCTAATAGATAGTTGAGTACGTGGGAACCTACAAACCCACTAGCCCCCGTTATCAGTACGCGCTTACTCATACAGCCAATGCTCCTCATGGTCAGTTGCTAGGCGTTTTCCTGTATAGCCTAGGTTTTTCATTAAATCATGAATCTGATCGGGCGTAGCGCCGTAGTTTTCAAGTAATAAATCGGGGTGTATCGAAACCCACACTAACGGATGATGTCTCTTGAGGGTGTTTTCCGCGCCCAACAAGACTTCATACTCTGCCCCCTCAACGTCGATAGATAGTGCGTCGGGTGCTTTTGACGAATCTGTCAGTTCGTTGAAATCATCAATGCTTATCTTGGGTACGTCCTTGTGTTCATGGAGGTACTTATAGGGCATCGACCTTTCTAGTAGTTTTTTCTCGTAAGATGCTGGTGCCCAGTTACCAATCTCAACTCCTACCTCATCGTCGGACTCCCTACCCACCAGACCGACGAAGTGGGCGAGGGGTAATGGCAGTTTATTAGCCTCCCACGTCAACCTAATACCAGGCCAGAAGTCAGGGGTTGGCTCGAATAGTACCACTTTTGGAGTAAAGTATTTCGCAAACACCGCCTCCATCCAGCCCCATTCGGCCCCAACGCAGAACAGAACGTCGGTGTCCTTGAGGTGTTTTTCCATTGAGTCAAACCGTTCTCTCTCCCAATGGCTCGGCGCGTCCCAGTCAGCTATAACATCGGGGACGATGATGTCATATTTATCATTAACTAGTCGGTTTTTCACCATCCCTCAATTCGTTATTTTGTATAGACAGCGCGTGATCAGGTGCCGGCCACCACGATAGTTGTTTCTCTGGGTCATTGAACGGCCTATCATAGGGGCGTTTATCCCATTCTCCACCATCTCTCCCCCACTTGCGAGTAAAATATCCATTACGTGGTGCGTAGGTTGCCTTAACCCCACCAAGGTTAATACTGTGGGCGTGGGTCGTGTCTGAAACATCGCACGAAACCTTCTCCCATTTAATCTTATCCTTGAAGTGCTTTTGAATACGCAGGCTCATATCAATATCGTCTAACGAATACGGGCTAAAGTTCTCGTCCCATAATCCAATAGCCTCCAGGGTCTTTCTGTTGAACGCCGCTAGGTGCCAGCCATATGGAATCTGTTGATCCTTGTCGTCAGTGCCACCTATGCCGTGGATGACGTGGTGGCCAGGGCGTCTCACTAACTGGTCGATAAAGTCCAGCCCGCCAGGTTTGCCCCACCTAATTGCCGCGCTCATGACGATTAACCAGTCGGCGTTTTCTTCACGCATTTTCTCTACGCCAAGATTATGTGACTTCATAATCCCTAAGTTGTCTTTTGTATTGTCTACAAATAGGACGTGCTTCTTGAAATCTGGGTGCATGGTTTTAACACACTCGTCCAGGTATGGCTGATAGACGAATGGAATAACCCCAACCCAGTTCATATCCGTACCATCACAAACGTCAGGTTGCCGTTTTCATGTTCCCACTTGCTGTCCATCTCGAATCGAGCCTTTGAATAGAAACCCGTAGACTTCCCAAAGTCGGTGTTAGGACAGAACATATCAAACGAGCGTATCTCGAACGGGCGAACGTGAGTCGGATCTGTCCAAGCGAAGCCAGCATTTACCCCTGGTGTTTGTATCGTCAGCTTTCCGCCATGCTTGAGTATGCGGTACATTTCTTCCATGAACGCCGGGATCATTGGCTTCGAGTCGGGAGTGTAATTAGGCAGGTGTTCCACGATGTCTTTGCAAAGTATCTCGTCAGCCGAACCGTCATCAAACGGGTACGGGATAAAAATAAGGTTATGCACTACGTCAGTTTCGGGTAGGTCGAGTATATCGACGTTTGTAAAGCCTTTTATTTTCTCGCGGCCACCGCCAAGGCTCAAGCGCATACAACATCCAACATAGTTTTTGTGCGCTCGGTGTACGTGTGGTCTCGCTTCGTCCGTTCGTGACCAGCCTTACGGATTGCCTCACGTTCCTCATCGTGCGAAAGGTAGTAATCTATCAAGTTCTTCAGTTGCGCCCAGTTACCGAATGAGTACAAGACTATTTCCTTGCGGTCTTTATAGTAATCGGTGACCCCTGGGATGTAGGGGGCAATCTGGAACCCTCCGCGAGACGGAACCTCGAACAGCCTATCTGAGAAATAATACGAGTCCATAAAGTCATTACAAAGTGAGTCACCGATTACAATCTTACTGCTTGAGTATAGCTGGTTTAACTCATTACCACGGATGAACGGTTGAGGGTGACCATACTTGGCGAACCGACCACCGTAGGTACTTTGTAGCCACCTCACAAGATCACCGCGATACCGCCACTCAGGATGCATATACTCTATCCCGCCGCCTACGAATACAATTTCATGCTGGAACTTTTGTACGGGGTCGGCAATGTAACACTCACCCTCGTACGCGCCTGCCGGTAAGTAGTGGTGGTTGATACCGTGTTTCTTAAATACCTCGGCACTTTGTTCGCTCCCCTCTGGTGAGAATACGTGGTCAGTCTTCCAAAAGACATCTTGGCCGATACCCCCATCACGTTTGATTCCCGCGTACTTATCCAGGTGATAGCTGACCGTGGGAACTTTGATTGCGATCAAATCTTCTTCAGTAACGAACCCCGGCCAGGTGCGAGTCCATAAAAATAAGTCAGAACTATCAACCAACCCTGGTAATGTGCCTGGCTTAATCTCATTCTCTTGAATGAAGTTTACAGTATGGCCTAGCTTCTCCAGAGAGAGGGCGACGTGATTTTCCGTGTTGAAACTCTTGCCATCACTGGCAAGGTTAGTCCGGTTCCCGACGTAGCTAATCCTCATTTTGTATTGCGTAACCATTGTAACGTGATTGCTTCTACAACTGGGACTGTGAGTGCGTTACCCATTTGCTTATACCGCTGGGTATCCGACACGCCGGAAGCCCAGTTATCCGGAAAGCCCTGTAGTCTTTCGCACTCGATTGGAGTCAGCCGTCTGATGCTTTGACCTACCTGGTAGCTATCCCAGTTGTGCCTACTGCCGTGTGGCGATTTATTCCCTCCCGAACGTACAGTTCGGGAAACTACAGCCTGTCGCGCTTCGGTATCTACGGTTTGAGCGATGCCTTTTCCGACTCGCCCTCTGCGTGTTTTACTGTTGGGTGCTGATAGGTTGATCGAGTCACCTACTGTCGCTTCGGCATAGCCTTTCTTGGTGGCTTCTGGGGTATTGACGAAAGGCTGTCTACCCCCTCCCTGCATTGTGTTGATTGTTGGGCTTACTCCGTCTGCTCCGTACACTCTGTCACTTGAATGGGTTGGGTTGTTGAGCCGGGCTATCTGACCGCCACCTTTACCCATAGCTTCTGTTAATGCTGGACTTTGTTCAATCATTTCCCCAGCATGGTTTTGAAGTCCACCTCTTGCTATTACTTTTGGAACGCTTTTATGTCCATCAATCGCTTCGTCTGTACTTCCGAGAGGAAATACTTCGGGTCGGGGTCGGCCTCTAAAATGTCCGATAATGAACACTCTTTCCCTGTTCTGGGGAACGCCGAAGTCCTTGCTGTTAAGCACCTCCCATTGGCAGTCATACCCAAGCTCGTCCAGCGATTTGAGGATGGTGTGAAAGGTGGCTCCGCCGTCGTGGTTGAGGAGTCCTTTGACGTTCTCAAGGAATAGATACGGGGTTCGGTGATGCCGTGCGATCCGGCAAATATCAAAGAAGAGTGTGCCTCTAGTCTCTTCGAAGCCTCGTCGCTTCCCAGCAACGCTGAAAGCTTGGCAAGGAAATCCGGCGCAGATGAGGTCGTGGGCGGGGATGTCGGTAGCAGGGACGGTTGTGATGTCTCGTTGGTCAATGTGTCCTCCAAAGTTTTTATCGTAGGTTTGGGCGGCGTACTTATCGAACTCGTTTGCGTAAACGCACTTTGCTTTTTTGTTGGCTTTTTGAATCCCCAATCGGAAACCACCCACACCAGCAAAGAGTTCGACGTACCTCATTACGAAGTCAACGCTTTCGTCAGACCCCTTAGAATTGGTCGGGTAGCTTGTTGCATCATGCCTCTAGGATCATACCCAGGTAAGATTGCTTTGACATTCCGTGTTTCCAGCCTTGTACTGCGTCCGCGTCCTTCCCTCTTTTCTCGACTCCCTGAGTGCAGAAAGACAGGTAATCGTTCTTGGTTGAAGGGTCTTTGTAATGGAGGAAGTATTTAGTCCCCTCACGGAAGAAATCCGTAACCTCATACAAACGGTTCTGTACTGCGACGTCGTGTCCATGACCAACCGCCACACGTTTGATGTGACGTTCCGGAAGATGTTTGTAGAGCCGCATTTCCCCTGAATCTACCAGCTTGGCTTTCAGGGCGGTAATCATATCTTTCGGCCCAAGGTGTTTAATCGCGCACATCCGTTGGTCAATGTCTTTTATGCCGATAGCTTCTTTGGCAGTTAGTTTACCGTCGCGTATTTTCTCCCAAGTCTCTAGGTTGTTCTCGAATCGTACTCCATGAATAGCGTGGATTTTATATCCATCGCGCCACGATATGGCCGCTTCATCCGTAGAGTGGAGCCGGTTCTGTTCATCTCTGTTAACTTTGGTTGGCCTGCGGCAGACGACAGCTAATCCATCCACAAAGATAGTGGCGTATGCACCACTCTTTAGATACTTAAGCCACTTGTCAGCTGCCTTGTGCTTGATAACTCCTATCTTCTGGTAGTAATCAATAAACGATGCCAACCCAGTAGACCATCCTAACGATTCCCACGAGAATCTATGGGGTACTAGTTTTTCTTCGTCCACCTGGGCGGTTACCTGGTTTCGAACCTGGGCGCGAACCTGGTCGCTTACCAGGTTGTTTACCTGGTCATCCACCTGGTCGTACACCTGGGCGTTTACCTTTCTGCTTACCTGTTCTCGCACCTGGGAATCCACCTGGTCATCCACCTGTCTGCTTACCT